CGCCATCGCCTCCCCCTTGGAAGTGAGGGAGGCGGTGGAAGCCTTGCGGGATGCGATTCTCCATTGCAACAACATGGGCCAAGGCTGGGAAATCAACGGCGAAAAAGCCGTCTTGGTGCCCCATGATGAACTCCAAACGCTTTTGGCCCGCACCCTTGTCCCCGTCCCCACGGCCCCAGCCTCACACCTGGATGTGATTGGAGCGAAGGAAATCCAACTGGAAGTGAATCGCAGAATGTCCGAGAAAGCCGAGGAAATTGGAGGGGGTTCGTCCAAGCCCTCACCCTCGGGAAAAGATGTCGTTTTCGATCAGCGGCACGACAGCGAATGCAATTGGAGGGTGCATGGCGAGCGGTGCGATTGTTGGCTTTTGGAGGAAGAATGCGACGAAAACATGGCCTCGGACATTTCATTATGGCCACCTCCCGCCAATCCCGGGGCACCCTTGAAGGAGGGGGAAGCGTGAGCCGCAAGAGATGCCAAGTGCCCGGATGTGAAGTTGGACTCCTTGAGGTTTCCTCCAACGTTTACTGCCTAGATCATCGCCAAGCACCCCCGAAAGGACCCCCCATGTTACCCCATGAATCTCCCAAGGGCGAAGCCCCCTGGCTTGCTCCCGTTCCCATCGAATCTGTCACCCTTCGCCGGGAAGGAAAGTACGTCCTGGTGGAAATCCAGGCGGGAGGCGTCCGCAAGGTGGCCATCCGTGAACTGCACGACAATGAGTTCGACCACCAGATCCACCAATGCGGAATCCGCACGCTATTCGGGATGCCCGAGCCCAGCGAAGCCCCAAAAGGAATTAATCCCCCTCCCCTCCCAGCCGGTGACCGTGAGGCGGCCGATCTGCTTATCAGGCGGTACCTCATGGCCTACGAGGATTGGGAGTTGACGGCCACGATTGATCCTGATTCAAAGGGGCGATACTCCGCCGCTTACGAGGCCCTTGTTTCTGCAATTATTCGCCAAACCCCGCCCACCGGGAGCGCGGAGGCACCGGCACCCAGGCCGATGGAGGTTCGGTATCATCTTCACGAAACGGTCGATGAGGAGGGCAGCGTATTCCGTGTGGTGGATGGCGATCCCATTCACGGGGAGCCTATCCATGTCTGTCGAGACCCGTTCTTTGCGGCGACACTGGTGGACTGCCTGAACCGATACGCTGGCCCCATCGAGCCCCCCTCCAAAGGAGAGAAGGCCCAGCCCTTACCGGAACCAGATGGAGGTGAGGAGTGAAGGGGGATAAGGATTTGGAGGGTTCGGGCATGGACTTATCCCTCCCACTCACCATCGCGGAACTGATTGCTGCCCGCGCCCGGATCGTGGAGGCTTGGCACGAGTGCAACCAGGCGATAAAAGGGGTGGATACCGCCTTCGCCCGCATCCATGACCCGGATTTCCGCCTCATCACCGAATCCCAAAGCCAGCGGTTTGAGAAGCGGCAGGACCCGATCGAGATCAAGGAAATGACGGCGGACCTGGATTACTCCCTGTACGTCTTCGCACTGGGAAAGCTGAACATCACCAACGCCATGACCGAAATGGCGAAGTATGTCTTCCTGGCCAAGATAAAGGCCAAGAAAACGGTTTTCGATGAAACCCAGTTGATGGGGCTGGCCCAGAACGCCCACAACCTTTTCCGGGATTCCTCCCTGAACACCGTGCGCGAAGTGTACCGGAAGCTGATCGGCATCGGCTACAGCGCCCCGGCCGCCACCCGGTTGGAAAAGAAGAAAGACAACCTCCAGAAGGTGGAGAAGGTGTTTCGGGTCGGTTGGAGTGATGTCGGGCTTGCCTCCTACGGCGGGCATATAGAATGCCGCAGTTGGCGGGGGGCTTCAAATTCTTCCCACTTCCGCTTCAATGACCTCCTGACCGCTTGCCGACTGATTGATGGTGAGGGGGTCCCGGACTATTCCAACAACCTGAATTGCATCCTGAACAAAGCACCCAAGGGCACCGCGGCGGATGTGGAATACTTCACCCTCCAGGCTTACAAGAACGGCAACGTGAAGGTGAACTGGAACGAGGACAAGATCCACATCCTGGACAAGCTTAACGCGATCGGAAGCGGCCGGGAAAACGCCATGCCGGATACCATGCGCAAGCGGTACAAGGCTGAGCATTTCCACGGCGGCGGGGCGCCCAAGGCGGAAACCTTTTTCAATCCCGAAGGCATCGATCCCAGTGATGAAAAGGACTTCGCTTTCTATCCGACCCCCAAGGAGGCCGCCCGGCGAATGGTGGTGCTCGCGGAAATCCCCGGTGATGATGACCACGGATTGTCCATCTTGGAGCCCTCCGCGGGCGATGGTGCCATTCTTTCGGTTACCCCTTGGGACTTTGGTTGCAAGGCTGTCGAATTCAACCACCACCGCGCCAAGAGGCTGAAGCAGGACCACCCCGTCTGGACGATCATCGAAGCGGACTTCCTGAAATGGGATCCCCGCGAGAAGTTCGATCGGGTCCTGATGAATCCCCCATTCAACGACCGCGCCGAAGCCCACCACATCGTCAAGGCCTTCGGGCACCTGAAGCCGGGCGGGATCCTGGTCTGCATCCTCCCCGAGGGCTGGTTCACCCGGGACGACCTGAAATCCACCGTTCTCCGCGCCTTCCTCCAGGAGCATGAGCACAAGCCGAGCGAGGTCTTGCCCGCGGGCACCTTCGCCAGGACCAAGATCGCAACCCGAATCGTTGTTCTGAAAAAGGAAATTTAGGGTGAGCCTTAGCGAACCCCCAAATCCCAATCCTATCCCCACCCCCACCCACAAGAGAGGCGAAGCATGAGCCTGGACCGATTGAGTTTGAACCGATACGAGAAAGAAAACGCAGCCGAGCGAATATACGGCTACTACCTGCCTCGCCCCGAAGAGGTGGCGCTTGGAAATCAGGTGCGAGCTTTTGAACGAGCAAAGGCGGAAACCTTGATGAATCTACGAGCAGTAGTAGCCCAAACCGAGGCGCTGACCGCTGAGCAGTTCTTTTCAATCCGGCGCATTACCCAAGGCATCACCGAAGAAACCCCCAAGAGAGAGGACACCAAGGAATGAAGGACAAGACTTTGAGGGCTTCGCCCCTAGAGATCCCGAAAGGCTTCAAGCGGCTACGACGTGGAATGCTCAAGAGGCCCAAGGACCGGCGATGGTTCGATGAGGACGGATGGAACGAATTGCTTTTCGCCACGGAAGGCTGCAAAGTCGAGGCTGATGAGGTGATGATCCGCCGTATTAAAGCGGCGAAGCCGTCCAAATCCAAGAAATCCCGGGGGCGGGTCACAGGAGGAACCGATAAATGAGCGAACCGCTGATTTCCCAATTCACCGGAGCCGTGGACAAGGTAGTGGATCAGTTCCGCGACCAAGGATTGACCGTTGGCGAAGCCCTTGGGGCTCTCGACCTGATTCATGCGCAAATCATTAAAACCGCTTTGGAGGCTGAAGATGATGAATTACCGCTGTAAATGTGGAAAGGCGACCGCCTTCGGGTCCATGCCTTCTCCGAAATGTGATGGCTGCGAGGAATGCGGGACAACCTTGGAAGCTCACCCGAGCCTTTGGCGCAAGCCTGACCCTCATGAATTCAGCGGCGAAGCCGTCAAATCCTGTATTCATTGCGGAATTCCAGCCCCGGCGGCGGCCCCTTCCAAGGGGGAAGGGCTGGACCTGGATGCAATTGAGGCCCGGCTCGAATCAATCAAACCGGGCGGTTTCGATGACGAATGGACAGCCAGCCTTTACGAAGAAAACGAGCCGCAGGCTCCGGACGGGTGGATAGTGATGGGTCTTGATGCTTGCCTTGAGGCGTCCATTTGCCAGGTGTTCGGCGGAAACCAAGACCCGGAGGCCATTTCAAAATTCATCGCCGCTGCCCGAACCGACATTCCCACTCTCATAGCCGAAATACGGCGGTTACGGTCCAATTTGGGGGATAATGGGGGTTCCGAAGCGTCACCCTTAAAAGCCGGGGATCTGGTCTGGGAAATCGAGTCGCTACTGGATGCAGCCTGCAAGGTGAACGAGATTGCCAACCGAAACAACGCCGGTTTGGAGTCGGGCCGGAAGCTGCACCTATTGGCCTGCCAGATTGAAAACGTGGCCGGTGCAATCAAGGAATGGCCGGCTATCGCAGCATTAAAGGGTGAACCTTGTGAACCCACCAAATCCCAGGTCTTAAGTAATCCTGAAGTACTGCCCCCAGCCCCCACAAAGGAGCCAAAGTGAGCAGTCTGCTGATTTTCTGCGGCCTGCTGTACGTCGGCTTCATGGTCTTTTGCGGCTCCATGCTCATCTGCTCCAGCCTGGACCGGATCCGCAAAGCCCTGGAGAGGGATTGAAAATGCGATTACCGTCACCGGGTCCGGAAAATCCCCTGGGGGAAATCCAGCCTTTTACGCGAAACCCGTCACCGATGTACCTTATGAGAACCCCAAGGAGAGAGCCATGATCGAGAAGAACCCCACCCTTTCCGCATTCGTCAAAATGGATGAGTTCCACGCCATCTTCCTCCTGATTCAGGGCGGTAAGCCCGTGGACTGGATGTCCATGAGGCGCCCAGACTGCCGGCGTATGGCCTTCTTCGTGGCTGGCTACATCGACCGGCTGGGCCTCCTTCCCGAGAACGTCTACTGCGAGGGGGCAGGTTGGGCTACCCCCTTGAAATCATCCTTGAAGCGGCTGGGGGTCATCATCTCGGAAGTCACCGGATATCCGGCTCTGCGTGATGCTGACTTCGAAATCGGGCAAGAGTATCACATCCATTCCCTACGCGAAGCGGCGAAGGCTTTGCAGGAAATCGAATATAGGACGGTGAAAGCATGACCCACCCATTCACCCCCACCTACATCTCCATGGCCAAGGCCGCGGAGGAAATCCAGGCAAAGCCCTTTTTCGAAGTCGGGGATTGGTACCTGGAAGGCGATAAATTCCAGGTTGTGCCGCAAAGCACTGGCCTCCAATTCGTCGGGCCACCTCGGAAGCCGGAATGGGTTTACATCCCCCGCCTTGATCAGCTCCTGGGGATGGTGGGCGACGCCCATGACTTCGCCCGGTTTCTTCGCGGCTTACCCTACGAGGAAGTTAATGTCGAGGAAACCGGAGAATGTCGGGACTGGCATGAACTCGCACTGGCGGCGGTTATGAGGGAGAAGCACGGGAAGGTATGGACCGGAACCGAATGGAGGAAGGCATGAGCGAAAACACGAAAGACGCCGATCTCCCTGACTTCACCTTCGTGGAAGGCGGTACGAAGCTGGAAATCGTCGGGCCAGGCCAGTGGTACGCCGTCCAGGCTCGGGTCGGCCATTTCGGGAATGTTGACCTTCAGGTTTCCTTCCCGATGAAAGAAAAGCACCCGAAGTTTTCGGGCGTGGTAATCCGAGATTGGCAATCGGTCGCGATCCAGATGAATGATGCGGACGAAATGGATTCCTTGGCGGCCTTCTTTCGGGCGGCAGCGAACCGGTCGCGGCTCATTCGCGAGAGGGTTTCGGGGAAAGCTTAGGAAGGCTTGAGGCGTAGCGAGGACTTTTCCCGCAGCACCTTGTAGACAAAGCACTCGGACATACCAATTTCCCGGGCGAGGGTCTTGGCGTTCCGGCCATCGTAATTCAGTTCGATGTGGCGCTTGGCTGCGTTGCGATTCGGCCGGAGGGGGATGTCAAAGTGCATGCCGGCGCAATGGGTGATGAGAAGCTTGGCGATGTCCATCCCGCAGGTATTGGCGATGTACTGAAGGCCCTCGTTGGGGAGGTCTTCCACGCTCAGGGTTTCGAGCATCCTTGGCATCGTCATAAGTATAGCATGATTTCTACTTAAGGAGGTGGCGAATCAGTAACCGCTCCGCCTCGTCCACGTCATGCTTCGTGATCTTCAGGAACGGCCGCTCAGGCATATCCACGGCCAACTTCCGGCCAGCGGGCCCGCCGAACTGATGAACCGCGGCATACCGCTTATTGGTGCCCACCAAAGCGGAATTTGCCGTCACTCGATCGGAGACCGAGGCCGCCAATTGCCCGGTAACCTGCAGCATCTTTCCGGTCTTGCCCTTCTTTGCCCGGGCCTTTTGGGTCGATGCGGCGAGCTCCGGCCAGCGTGGGCGCCCTTCCCTTTCGAAGTTCTCTTCGGTGGAATCCATGAGAATCCCTGCAATCCCCACCAGGGCCGGCCGGAGGTTGCCGGATTTCCGCTTCAGATCGCCCAGAAGGCGATTCAGGCTATCGGCGTTGACCACGACCTGGATCACGCTGCCACCCGCCGAATCTCGGGGGAATAGGTCCGGAGGTCGGGCTTCCATTCCTCGGTAGGGCTCGAGCGGAATCCCGGATCCGGCAAAACATCCGGCGCCGTCGATACCCCGCCCTTCTTCTCGGCTTGGCCCTCGGTAAGCGCGCGCGTCCGGCAACGGCAATTGTATCCGCAGGGAGGCGTCCAGACGTCCCAGATCGGATCGTTGACCGGGTAAATTTTGCCGTTCATGGCGACATGCTCCGGCCGGGTGGATTGGTCGGCCACGGCGATGTACTGCAGGAACGGCCGCTCGTCGGCATTTTCCTCCTGCGCGACCCTCCGGCCCTCCATGTAGGCCGATTGCATGTTTGTCCGGTAGATGGTCTCCAGGCGGTGCGGGCTGCCCAGCTGGGTCACCTGGACGCCCTCCGGGGTCATCACTTGCCGCTTCCCCCACCAGCCCTTCGCGAACAGCTTGGGGGCTAGTTCCTTCTGGAATTGCTGGAAGGTGATCCCCTCATCCAGGGACTTCTGCACCATGCCCTTGATGTCCTGCAGCACGTCCATGCGCGCGACTTTGGCCACGGTGAACGCCTTCCGCTCGGCCGCCGCGGCCTGTTCCCGCCAGTCCCAGGTGATTTCATACCCCAGGGACTCGAAATAGGCAATCGCCTGCTCCGGGGGGAGCCCGATCGCTTCCGCTACCAGGTTCTGGTCTATCCTGGCCATGCTATTCCTTGCCGGTCAGCCGGCCCACGATGCCATTCACGAAAATGGCGGATTCGATTTTCTTCTGTAGGGCTCCTATTTCCATGTCCGGGTACAACCCGATCGCCTTCTCCATAGCTTCCGAGTAATCCCCCGATTGGGTGAAAACGTCCAGGATTTGCTGGACAAATCCGGTTTCCCGCCGCAAATCCTCCGCGCGCGTAGCCTTTTCGATGCCCTTGTCCACGGCGGCCTGGTCATCGGTCACGCCCGGCCGGCGCTCGGCGAATTCCGCCGGCTCGCCGGGTGCTGCCGGGGCCGCTCCTCCCGGCGCCTCCACCTTGACAATATCCCCGGGCTGGAACCCATACTCCCGCTCGTAATAGGCTTGGGACAGCCGGACGCCCTGGTCGGAAAGGGTCTTGTCCCGGTTCGCCTGCTCCTGGTCGACATCCTCCTCGGCGAACATGCTGAATTTCGGGGCGATGCCCCCGCCGAAGTTGATTTCGAAGGTCCACTGGATCAGCTGGTTGAAAACCTCCTCCACCATGATCCGGTCCTCGTCGATGAGATCCCCCCGAACCTGCAGCGCGTTGTCCTCCCCGCCCAGCTTCCCAGGAGTGGAGTCCGCTGCGGCCCCGTGCCCGACGATGGCCTTGGAAATCTCCGAATTGGCCCAGGCGATCAGTTCCTTGTAGATGTCCGCGGAGGCCCCTTTGCTTCCGGACTCCAGGAACTCGATGCTGGAGTCATCGGGAATTGCCGCCAGGGCGTCCTGAACCATCTTTTCCAGGTTCTCCAGCATCGTCGTATAGTGCGCTTCCGGCGAGCTCCTGGGCAGCTTGGCGACCGGCCAGGGCATGCCGAACTTCTCCGCGAAGGTGATCCAGAACTTGATCCCGGACCGCTTGAAGGTCACGGGCCAGAAGCACCGGGACAGAAGCGGTTCGCCGTAGGGGTTCTTGTAGGTGGCGTTGTGCCGGGGCAGCAGGAACTTCCGGGGCGGCAATTCCTCCCCCTTCAGCGGGGCGGTTTGGCTCCTCCAGCGCAGTTCATTGTCCTCGGTGAAAAGGAACCATTCCGGAGGCTTGCCCACCACCCGCAAGGGCATGATGTACCCGCCGACCTCGCCCCAGATGATTTCCAGGGGTTGGTAGCCCTTCAGCGGGGCATCCAGGATTTCCGAGATGATGGCATGGATGGGCATCGTGGCCAAGTGCTCGGTTATGGCCTTGGCCTGCCGGCTCTTGGCCTTCCCGCGATCGACTTCCCAAAGGAGCGACTTCACTCCGGACTTCCGGGAGGAGATGACCGATCCGAGGTGAGCATCACCCATCAGCTCGTCATAAACGGTCAGATCCTTCCCCATCTTCTTGAGGACCGTGTCCGGATTCGGCAGGTGTCCGCCGAAGTAGGCGAAATCGATGGACCGCTGGCGCGTGGCCACCTCCAGGGTTTTCCCTACGGTGCGGCGATTGGAGGATGCGACTTTCGGGGGCTTGGCCATGTTCAGTATCCTTGGGTTATTTTCTTGGCGATGCGTTGGCCGGCGGAATGGACGGCGGGGATCCCTGTGGACTGGGTGCGGACCCAGTTGATGTATTGGGTGAAGGAATCGACATCATCGTCATGCTTCACGCCCGGGAAGGCGCACAGCTTGTCCACCAGGGCCGCGGTCCAGGGTTCATTCAGCGGCAGATAGATGTTCCCGGCTTCGACGGTCGGCGCCGCGCGGTTCGCCCGGACCACCTTGTCGGCATCAGGAATCACGCCCTTGATGGGCAGGGTGGTTTCCGCTTCCAGATCCTGGATAATGCTTTGCCCGCTGGCCTTGTCCTCGATGAGGACGGATTCCCCAGGGTCGGCGGCATACTGGGTTTGGATCTCCTTCTTCAGGGTCGGCGTTTCCACCTTCTCCATCCAGAACTTGGTTAGGTAATGGCCGTGGGGGAATTGCTTCCAGACCGTATTCGCGGAATAGTCGTTCGCCTGCTTCGCCTTGTAGGCGGTGTCCCAGGAATGGGTCGTGCGGATCGGGCGCGTCTGCGGGATCTCGGTGTAGTACTTGAACCAGGCCCGCTTGAAGATGCCGCCCTCGGCCGCATGCGGGCTCTGCAGGTGCTGGCCGGCGTAATCCACACTCCCGAGGTCGGTCTTGGATTCGGTGAGGACTTCCCGATCCAGGCGCACCGGGTCCAGCAGGCCATCGACGTAAAAGGCCGCGGCCTCCGGGGGCATCACGTTTTCCAGGTCGGTGATTTCCGAAGGTAGGCAGATGTGGCGGATCTTCTTGTTCTTCTTGGCCAGCAGGTGACCCGTGGGATCGTCCTCCGCCAGGCGCTGCATGACCAGGATCGTCAGGGTGACCCGCTTATTCACCTTACGGGAGCTCATGGTCTTGTCCATCCAGCGCGTGGCCTTCTTCCGCTCGACTTCCGAGAACGCGAGTTCGGGATTGATGGGGTCATCCACGATGATGAAGTGCGCATGCTTGCCCGTAGCCGTGCCGCCGGGGCTGGTGATGTGGCGGGATCCCTTGCCTGTGTTCTCATAGGCGGTTTTCCCGTCCATGTCCCGCTTGAAGGCGATCAGGTTGGGGAATAGTTCCTGGAACTTGTTCGATTTCAGCACGTCGCGGGACTTGACCGCATGCAGGATCGAAAGGTCCGAGGAATAAGACCCGGTGATGAATCGGGCATGCGTCATGCGCGTCCACACCCAGGCCGGGAACATGATGGTCACGATGGTCGACTTGGAGGATCCTGGCGGGACGTTGATGATCAGATCCGCTTCGCGCGGCTCGTTCCGGAACACCCGCTCGGCTGCCGTTTGGAGTTCTTCGCAGATGTACCGGATATGCCAGTTGTCCAGGTACTCGTCCTCGACAATCGTGTCCCAGAAGTAGACCAGGAAATGGTAAAACGACCGCCGGCACAGGTCCGCGGTTACGGCTGGGAGGATCCCGGGGCCAATTTCAAGACTCTGCGCCACTACCATCGGGCTTCGCTTTCAGCAAAAGGCGGCGGAGTTCGGCCAGTTCTTCCAGGGTCAACTTGGACGGGTCGATGTTCACCGAATCGGGTTTCGGCTCCAGCTTCGCGAGCTCGTAGGCCGTGGCCGCCGCATGCCCGCCGTATAGCTGGGTCAGGTGGTTGTCCCGCGCAAGCTCCTGGCAGGTTTCCTTGTATTGGGTGCGCGATGCTTCCAGGGCCTCGGCGATCTCCGGGTGCTTGTCCTTGTAGTTATAGACCGTCTGCCGCTTCACCCCGAGGATGGTGGCTGCATCTGAAACCGATCCGCGCGCTTCGACGATGGCCGCGATCACCTCTTCAGGCTCGAACAGCGGATTGGTTACGTCTTGACGTTTGGACGATTTCCGGGACATTTACGAAGGCCTCACGGTCCCGCGCGCGGAGGCGGGAATCGAGAAGGCCGGGGAAACGCATTGCTTCCCATTGGTATCGACGGACTCCGCCCAGACTCGGTAAACCCCTATTTCCAGCGGTTCTAGGGCTGCGTACATCACCGAATCGTCGGTTACCAGGCCGGTCAACGCCTCCGGTTCCGATGCCTCCCCGTCTGCATCGGTGTAGATGAACCAGATTTTTGGCAGGGTATGGAGTTCGAGATCTTCGTCCTCGGTGTCAATCTCCACGGTCAAATCTTGGGTTTCGAAATAGAGATCACTCATTGCTATAGGGCCCTTCGAAGCGGACTGTTTTGGTGTATGCCTGCGTGGACCGGGCGGATTTCACATAGGGCCCACCCGTGAACCGGGTAACGACGGGAATCCCGGAGGTAATTAGGGAGGTATCACCTTCATCCGTGGCCGAAATGGACACGATCAGGGTTTCGATGGCGATAAGGACGGCGGCATCATCCGCGTCCGTGGCAGAAATCGTGCCGGTCACGCTTCCCGAGGCATCCCCGGAAATGACCGAAACGTCATCCTCATCCGAGACACCAATCGAGGCGATGAGCGATTCCACGGCGGCCAGGATGGCCTCATCCGTCGCATCGGAAACGGAAAGGGCGGCGGCAATGGTCTCGGTGCCGGCGATGGATCCGGTGTCCGCTGCATCCGAAGCCGCGGCGGATCCGGTAATCGTCTGGGTCCCGACCAGGGCCGCGGTATCCGCCTCATCGGTGCAGTCGATGGTTCCGGTCGGCCCGCCATCGGTGAAGGAGCAGGAGTCCGCGCCATCGGTGGCGCCGATGGCCCCGGCGATGGTCTCGGTGCCGGTGACCGCGCTGGTGTCGGTGGCATCGGTCACGCTCACCGCGGCGGCGATGGTTTCCGTACCTGCGAGAGCGGAGGTATCCGTTTCGTCGGAGGCTGCCATAGCCGCGGCAATCGTTTCCGTCCCGGCCATGCTGGAGGTATCGGCCTCGTCCGTGGCGGCCATGGAGGCGGCAAAGGTTTCGGATCCCACTAGGGCGCAGGTATCCGCTTCGTCGCTGACCGCGAGGGATCCGGCAATGGTTTCGATGCCGGCGATCGCCGATGAGTCCGCGGCATCGCTGGCCGCCATGGCCGCTTGGATGGTCTCGGTGCCGGTGATGGCGGAGGTATCGGTATCATCCGTGGCCGCAATGTCCCCCGTGACCGGGAGGGCGACCAGGGACGTATTCCGGGCGGACCTCTTGAACCGGAGGAAGTTGTACGGGCCGGCGCCGGGATGTACCGGAGTCTTGGCGCGGCGGCTGGCGGCCGGGTTCCACACTTCCCCTTGGGCGGCAAGGGTATCGGTATCGTCGGTAACCGCAAAGGTCCCGGCGAATGTCTCGGTGCCGACAAGGGCCGAAGTGTCGGAATCGTCGGTCGCGGTGATGTCGCCCGCGATGGTCACGGTTGCGGCGACGTTGTTCCGCTTGGTTCGGATGAGGCGCCCGAACCGGCCCGGGTGGTTTCCGGGGTGGATAGCGGGCTTTTTCCCGCGGCTTCCCACGGCCACCTCTGCCGCTGCGGAATTCGCGCCTGTCCAAGGCCCTCCTCCATAGTCCGTGGATGAACCATAGGCAAATACACCAGGACGGCCGGCGGTAGTAATTCGACTGCCATCCGTGTCGTTGGTGGTATGCTCCAGGGTAAAAACCGTGGGCGAAGCCGCGAGGGCCTTATAGATCTTGAGGGCAACGGTAGCCCCGGTTCCGTCCACCTCAAGGCCGCACACATCTCCCGCAGCAAAACTCAAGCCTCCAATTGGACCTTCCAGGGTGGTGCGAGTTCCCGCTACATCCCGAGATGCGTAGACCGATCCCCCATTCGTATCGATGTGGTAGGATGTATCAACTCCAACCTGGCACCTATCTGCAGGTCCACAGTAGACGCTTCCTGAAATTTGGGTGGTGGTGATGACCGTCCGAGAATAATTCGCCACGCTGGCGGCGACGTCGCTCCGGTAGGCTGTGTTGTAATCCGTCCCGCGCGCTTCGAACTGAGCAACGCCCGAGGGGATAGAGATCCCGCCCGTGCCAATCATCACCCACAGAGGGTTGTAGGTGGAGATTGCCTGGTCGCTGCCAGTTGCCTGGACCCATCCGTCTGTTGCCATTACGCGACCGTCTCCGGAAGGGGACGCCCGCGCCGCTTGGCGTCTTCATTCACTTCAAAGGCAAGCCAAGCCTTAAGGGCTGCCACCCTGACCGCATAGACCCGGGTGTCGCCGGGATAGAATGCAATCGCGAAGGTCTGCCCATCAAAGTCGGCGGTGACGCCATCGATGGCGTCCCCATTGGCTTTTGCCTTCTCGGCGTAGATGATCTTAGCCATGGCTTAGAGCGTCACCAGGGTTGGGCGATTCGCGTTGGCCCAGGCGGGATGATGCCCGGCGCCGGATTTGTCGGTTACGTCCGAGGGTGTCGGATTCACGTTCATATACCAGACCGAAGCGATGCCCGCGGCGGTCTGGGGCGTGTTGCTGGTGCTGGCCGCTTCGGTGGCGATGTCCGTAATGGAGAGTGATGCGGAGAACAATTTGAACCCGCGAAGGATGCCGCCCGGGGTCTCATCGTTCTGCCCAGGTGAAGGCGAATCCGCCCGCCAGGGGGAGCATCCGATCAGGAATACTGGGCTGGCGGGCGTGTTCATGTTCGCCAGGACGCGGGTGACCTCGATGTATTTGGTAGGCTGGGAAATGTCCGGCCAGTACCGGTGGCGAATGTTGGCCCCAACCACTTCGCTGGAGCGGGCCGAGGTAACCCATACGCCCTTCGTGACCAGGTACGATTCCGCGGTGACCCCGCCGATGTAATCAACCGATTCGCCCACCGTGGCGATTTCGTAATAGTGGACAATCCCGGTATCGGAGGTGCCCCCGGTCGCCTTGTTCTGGCCGTCAAAAGCCCCGTCGCATGGAAAGGGATGAGTGCCGAAATCATATTCGGCTCCGGCGAAGGCTCCATTGTGGCAATGCCAGAGGTTCGCGTAATAACCGGTTTGCTGGACATACTTCGCCGTCCAGATCGCCGTATGGTTATTCCGAGGCAGGATGTCGGCGCCGGTCCAGGTCAAGCGGACATCGCTTCCCGCCGTGGCATTGGTGGGAAAATCCAGCCCTGTAATAGCCTCAAGAGACGCGGGCGCGCGCGTATTAAACGTCTGATGTCGCGCCCGCGAGCCCATTAGTTGAGGGCCAAGAGAGAGAACTGGTGCAGGGTGATCGAGTTCGCGGCATTGGAAACGCTCCAGGTCGCGTACATGTCCACGGTCTGCGCGGCGGTCGAATCGAAACCCGTACCGGCGACAGGGGTGGTGTTGTAGGGCAGGATATGCTCACCGCATCCGCCGGCCGTAGGTGCCGGGGACCCGATGACTGCATGAGACTTGAAAGATCCCTGACCCAAGACCGTGGCGGAGGTGGACGCGCCCACGGTGCGAATGACGATGTCCGCTTCGTATACCCAACCCACGTTGGTCTGGGCGGTGGTATTCAAGGTCATGGCACCGCCTGCGAAGACGGTCACGGACCCGAAGCGGATGTCCAGGGACAGTGTGCCGGGCGTGGTGACCACGGTCGAGACGCGGCCGGACGCCCGGATCCTGAGAGTCTTACCATTGACGGAATCGAAATAGGTCGACGAAAGGATGAACTTGCTGGCGGCCGGCAAGATGCTGGTGGGGGTCGTGGAGGATGCGAGAGCGGTCCCGTCGACCGCCGAGATGATGAAGGGTTCGACCCAGGCTTGATTGGACATGATGATTCCCCTTTTCTTTTACGCGTTGCCGCGGGTGATGGTGGCCGAGGTGACCGAAACGATTGCGAATTCCACGATGCTGACTGTAGCGAGGGTCATGTCACCGCCGCCGCCCGTGGCCGTGACGGTGCCTTGGATGTGGCCGGTGCCGCCGGAGGTGGTGAGGCGGAAAAAGGATGCGGTGCCCGTGGCATTGGCAGCCGTGTCGTTACTGACGGCGCTGAAGGTCAGGACGCCGGAAGCCGAGGCGCCGGCCAGGGTGGCGCTACAGGCCAGTTCCGCCAACAGGGTATTGCCCGCGACCGAGGCGGCAACGTTGGCCGGGACGGAGCCGGCATAGATGCGCAGCAATCCGCTGGTGCTGATGATGGTCGTGATTGCGTCGTTCTGGGCGTTTCGCAATGCAACGCTATACTGGAGTGCCATTTTGGGGGATCCCTTTCTTTCGATGAAGGGCTAAAAGGCCTTGCTTTTACAGCCCAGTTACTGTGTTTAAAAACGCTCCCCCATAATCTTATATCCGTATCACTATACAGACACTTGTGCGGTACAGTGGCCTGTACGTTACTGCGGGGTTAATGTTATGACGTGAACCGCAAGATCGAAATTTTCCGCGCCGGCAAGCAGACCGATTCCAATGGCAACGCCAAGGAATGGACCGTTGCCGACCTGGATAAAATCGCATCGAGCTACGACCCCAGTTTTCATGAGGCCCCTGTCTGCATCGGCCACCCGAAAGAGAATGCGCCCGCCTGGGCGTGGATCAAGACGGTGTCCCGCGAGGGGCAATCATTGTTTGCCGAGATCGGCGATGAGGCTCCCGAGTTTTCCGACTGGCTGGAAAAGAAGCGGTACAAGAAGCGCAGCATCAGCCTGTATCCGGATCTGAAAGTCCGCCACCTGGCCTTCCTGGGAGCCCAGGCTCCAGCCGTCAAGGGTCTCGCGGATTTCCAGGAGGGCGGATCCCGCTTTCTCTCCTTCTCCGAGGCCGACACCAAAGCCGAAAAGGGCGAGTCCATCACCCTCGACTTTGCCGACTGGTCGACTGTTTGGTCCTTCCGCAGCCTCGGGAATCTCTTCCAGGGAATCCGCGATCACTTCATCGACACCAAGGATCTGGAAACGGCGAACCGCTTGGTTCCGCAGTACGAGATCGACGCCCTCAAGTCCATGCAGGCCGACCCAGAAAAGGCCGCCCTTTACCAGGAGACCGATATGAACCAGCAGGAATTCGACACCAAGCTCGCCGCCGAAGTCGCCAAGACTGTCGCCGCGGAAGCCAAGGCGACCGACTTTTCCGAGAAGCTGACCGCCGCCAATGGCCGCGTGGCCACCCTCGAAACCGAAATCAACGGCATCAAGTCCGCCGCCCAGGACAAGGATCTGAACGAGTTCTGCGAATCCCTGGTCACCGCCGGCAAGCTGCTTCCAGCCGACAAGGCCACGACCATCGCCGTGATGAAGGCGCTTTCCACCCAGTCCGAACTGGACTTCGCGGAAGGCGATAAGACCGTCAAGAAGGCCCCCCTGGCCATGTTCCAGGAGCGCCTGAACGCCGGCCCCAAGGTCATCGAGTTCGGCGAGACCGTGACCAAGGGCAACAGCCTGGAAGCCAAGCCCGACGACAAGCTGACCGCCCTGACCAAGGCCAAGATGGCCGAGAACAAGGGCATGAACTACGCCGAGGCCGGCCGCGCCGTTCTCGCCGAACACCCCGAGCTGAATTTCAGCACGGACGCAGAGTAACACGGGCTCAAGCCCCCTTTAGGAGGATTCGACAATGGCAGTAGTACAGGCACCCGGCACCGCAGTCACCGTCATCGCAGGCGCGGATCTCTCCCTCCTGCAATGGATGTTCGTCAAGCTGAACTCCTCGGGCCAGGCCATCGCTATGGCTGCCATCACCGACATCCCGTTCGGCGTTCTCCAGAATGCCCCTGCATCCGGCGAGCCCGCCAGCGTCATCCCCATCGGAACCGGCGCCTCGCGCGTAGCCCTGGGCGCGACCCTGGCCACCGGCGTCCTGATCAGTTCTTCCGCCACGGGCCTGGCTGTTGCCGCCGTCGCGACCGCATACACCGCCGGAATCCTGATGGAGGGCGGCGCCAACGGAGAAGTAGGAACCGCCGTTCTCGCAACGCTGATTCCCAAGGCCTAACCCTTAAACCAGGAATTTGAAGGAGATCAATCATGCCCGATATGCAATCACAGGTCATAAGGGGACACCTCCAAAACGTCTCCGTCAAGTTCCACGACGCCGAGCTGGTAAACACCGAGGTCTTCCCGATCGTCGACATGCCCAGCGCCAAGTCGAAGTTCACGGTCTACAACAAGGGCGATCAGTTCCGTGACGAGGCCTTGGCCCGCGCCCGCGGAACCGAAGCCGCCATTGCGGACCACAAGTACAGCCAGACGGATGTCAACACGGTCCAGTATGCCATGAAGCACCGGATCACGGACGAAGACCTGCGCGATGCCGGTCTGGAAGCGGGCATGTCGCCCCCCGTCAACCTGGTGCAGGATGCGCTGGAGCGCAACGCCCGCAAGCTCGACCTGCGCCGTGAGGTGGCGGTTGCCGCCCACATCTTCGCAGCCACCTGGCTGGACGGCAATGCCGGTGGCGAGGACGCAGCGGGGCTCTGGGCCCCCACCGACACCACCAACACCTTCCTGGTGGACATCGACACCGCCCTCAATGCCATGGTAAAGGCCGGCGTTCCCATCAGCCAGATTCGCCTGCTGCTCGACTACGGCACCATGCAGAAGCTGAAGCGCGTGGACGCCATCCGCGACCAGCTGAAGTACACCAGCAATCAGTCCCTGTCCGAGGACACCCTGGCCCAGCTGCTCGGTATCTCCAAGGTCGTCACGGCCAAGGGCATCAAGTCCACAGCCAAGGAACTCAAGGCCGGGACCGACTTCACCGGCGCCCACATCTGGGAGAAGAACGCAACCAAGGGTTCCGCCTTCCTGTACGTCCATCCCGGCACCCCCGGTCTCAAGACCTTGGCTGCCGGCTATCAGCCCAGGTCCAAACTGCCCAACGGCGAATATCGCATGAGCGATGCCAACCGCCGCCAGGAGCTCAAGGCTTGGGAATACGAGACCCAGGAAGAGGTCGGTATCGTGACCGTTTCGACCTCCGCCGGGTATCTGTGGAACGACACCATCGTCACCTAATCGGTGCGCATGGATTGAACATCGGGGGCGGGCGGTATCATGCTGGCCCGCCCCTTTTATTGGAGCGGATGAATGGCCTATTGCACACTCGCGGACCTGAAGAAAGCGATTCCCGAGCGGAACCTGATCCAGGTGACCGATGACGAGGAAACGGGCATGGTCAATGCAGCCCGGGTCACGCAAGCCATTTCCGACGCCGATGACATCATCGACTCGTACCTCCGCGGGAAACATACCGTTCCCCTGGACATCACCCCCTTTCCCGCCATCATCCGCCGGATATCGGCCAACCTGACCATCTACCAGCTCTACCAGCGCCGCCTGGAATTCGAGCCCACCGACGCCATGGCCGCGATGTACAAGGAGGCGATTCGCTTCCTGGAAGGCATCCGGGATGGCAAGAACATGATCGGCGATCCGGATTCCGTGGCCAATAACGGCGGGGTATTCAAGACCAACAAGGCCACAACCGATCGCGTGTTCGACTCCTGCAAGCTGGACACCTTCTGATGAATATCGAAGCGGCCGAGCTCGCCATCATCGCGCAGATCAAAACCGAGACCGGAGCCAGGGCGGAATCCTTCCCCGAGGATCCGGAAATGTTCGTGCCCTCCCATCTGGAACTGGTTCACCTTGTCCGCTTCGAGTCGACCGAGTACGCCGAACCGGTCGCGAACCGCCAGGGCGTCATCATCCAGGAATCCCGCGTGGAATGGGTGGTCGTTTCCATCTACCGTCACCTGACCAAGCACGGCGGGATTTATGCCCACCTGGAAGCCCTGCGTAAGGCCCTGACCGGCTTCACCGTGCCCGACATCGCCCAGGCCACCGTCCTCTACCCGGTCCGCCGGAGCATCCTCAAGGAAGCGAAGGGCCTGTGGTATTACCAGACCGTGTTCGCCATGTCCCATCCGGAAGCGGAGGAAGTATGAACGAAGCCCAGATTCACGGTCTTGTTGACGATCACGGCACCCCCATCCGCTGGAAGGTCGCCACCCTTATCGCATGCGCGGGTCTCGTTCTGGTCTTGGTTTCGGCCGTGAGCAGCGCCGGCGCCAAGTCCGAGCGCTTGGACACCCTCGCGAAAGAAATGGAAGCATTGAAGCTGCTTCCCGTGAAAATGGCCGGTATGGAAGGCTGGAAGGAAGATGTTTCCCGCCGCCTGATCAGCATTGAGGAGTCCCAAAAGGAATCCCGGGCCGACCAGAAGGAAATCCTGCGCGAAGTGAGGCGCCGGTGATCCCCTATTCGATCGCCACCATGATCGCCGCGGGCGTGGACGCCATGGCGACCCCCACCTACAACTTCGCCTATGGCGCCGTGGACGTGATCCCGCCCGTGGATTCCGGCCTGCCGCTGGTCTACCTGGATTTCCAGGAGGAGACCGGCCTGCCCCCCGGGGAAACCGTAGTCGGCAAGTACACGATCGACGCGCCCCTGTCCTTCCGAGTTCTGGTGCCCAAGTCCGTCACCCTGGCGCCGGATGACCAGGCCATCCAGGTCACGAACGACATCAAGAAGCTGATGAACAGCCTCCACGACGCCTTGCAGGCCGTGGGGATGACCTTCGCCGATTTCACCGGGGCATCCAAAACCTACCGCCTGGTCCGGGCCTATCCCGTCCAGGTCACCGTCAATTTCAACATCCGGTTCCGTCAACTGAAGACGAATCCGGGAGGGGAGTAACATGGCCGAGAAGCTGGTCCGTAAATCGCAAGTCCTGGTGAAGACCGAAGCCACCGCCGGCACCGCCGAAACGCTCACGGCCGCCGAGGGGAAGACCCGCGTCTACGTCGGGGCCTCCGCCAATTACGAGGCGCCCAAGGAAAAGCGGGACATCGCCCGCGCGACCCTGACGAATCTCGGCATGCTCTCCAGCACCAAGGCCATCCCCATGTCCTACAAGTGCGAGGTGAACACCCCCGACACCATCACCGACGCCTTGGAGTTCGCCGCTTCCCTTGAAGCCTGCGGCCTCGGCATCACCGCCCTCCGCCGGATCCCGATCGGGGCCATCACCTCCGGCCCCATCGCCCGCGGGGCGACCATGACCGGCGGCACCTCCGCCGCCGTGGGCCGCGTGGTCAAGAAGGCGGTCAACGGCGACACCCATGTCTATTTCGCCATCACTTCCGGCACCTTCCAGGCCGAAGCCTTGACCTTTACCGGGGGCGCTTCCGCCACCTCCTCGGGCATCTCCGCGCTCTGGGGCTGGCGCGTGAACCCGATTTCCTCTGCCATGAAGACGGTCACCGCCCGCTATGAAGAGGACGGGTACGAATGGACCGCCCGTGGAGCAATGGGCAACCTGACCGCCGAGTTCCAATCCAGCCGGGCGGGCATGTTCGAATTCAGCCTGAACGGCCCCAAGCAGTCCTACGGTGACCAGGCCCTCACGGCCTCTATCGACTTCGACGAGGAGGAGCCGCCCATCATGCAGACGGCCGGCCTGTTCCTCGGGACCTTCGCCCCCGTGTTCCGGTCCATCAATATCGACTTGGGAAATAACGTCGTGCTCCGCGAGAATGGGAACGCGGCCGGCGACTCCGGTTTCGAAACCGCGCGCATCACCGCCCGGGAACCCAAGATGACCATCGTGCTCGAGCATGAAGATGAGGCGGATTACGACTTCTTCGGCACCCTGGACGCGAACACCAAGATCGCGACCGGATTCCAGGTCGGTGCGACCCCGGGCAAAATCTTCGCCTTCTACGGCGACTACGCCCAAATAGAATCCATCGGCATGGAAGACAACGAGGGGATCCGGAATCTGTCCGTGGTCCTGGCCCTCACCGGCGCAGCTTCGAGCAGCGAAGACGAATTCGAAATGCTGTTCATCTAAGGGGATACCATGGAATTCAGTTGGAAAAAGAATCTGCAAAAGGCCGGGATCGTTGCCGTCGTGGCGGGCGGCACGGCTGCCGCCATCGTCCTTGAAGATGCGCTGAAGAACGGGCATTTCGACTACAAGAAAGTGGGATTGGGGGTGGGTATTGCATTCACCTCCGGGGCACTGGAAAGCCTTCGCAATTTCCTGAAGAACACCATCATCAAATAAAGGGGCATGCCATGAGAGCGGCAGATCCAAACGCAACCTTCGATCACATTTTCGAGGAGGACAAGATCCTTCCCGTCGAGAAGCAGACGGTATTCCCGATTTGCCAACTGTCCGCCGAGGAGCGCGCGTTCATGCTGAACCTGCGACATTCCATCGGCAGCTACACCATCTATGCCCTGCACCTCGGGATGGGTGCCCCCCGCAACTTCTTCGACCAGAAGGGGAATCCGATCGTGTTCCAGCGGGACGAAAAGGCTGTGCCCATCGTCGGGAACAAGCGGCCGTGGAAGATGTCCTGCCTGGATTACCTGGATTCCAAAACCATGGATGACCTGGCCGCCCTGGTCGCCTCGGGCGTCGACGCCACGGTCAAGGGGGCTGAAGCAAAAAACTCCTGATCCTCTCCCTCCTGTTCCACGGCGACGTGAAACCGGATGCGGAGGGGTGGGATAGGCTTTGCGAATGCTGCTTGGGGGATGGATGCGAAGGATGCAAAAAGGGATGGATCAGGGAATCGCAGCGGCCTTCGGGCCTGATTACCGAGGAGGGCGAAAGCCTGTTCCAGGCCTATCAGTGGTTGAAAAACCACGGCATCATGCCCGTGCCCGGGGGATACCTGCAGCAGTCCGCGGCCTTTGTGGATGCGGTCGCCTTTTGCGAAACCGTGCATTCGGCCTACGCGCGCGCCCGGGATCGCCGGAATGCGGACGTTTCGAAGCTTCACGCCAACCTTTCGAAAATGACGGGTAAGCATGCAAGCCGGTAGAGTTGAAATTGAAATCGCGGCAAAGGATAGGCTTTCCACCAGCTTCCCCAAGACCGCAGCCGTGGTCCAAGGCCAGAGCCGGAAGATGGAGGGCGCTTTGGCTTCCGTCGAGGGTCAGGCGAACCGGACCGGGATTTCCATCGGTGGGATCGCCAAGGCGGCGGCCGGCCTGTTCGTGTTCTCCAAGGTGGCCGGGGTCATCCGGGATTCCGTGCGCGCGGCCGGCGAAGCGGCGGAGGCGCAGGCCAAGGTCCAAGCCGCCATCAAGTCCACGGGCGGCGCCGCCGGCGTGACCTTCGAAAGCCTGGAGCAGATGGCCCAGGGCCTGCAGAAGGTGACCACCTTCGAGGATGACGCCATCCTGGCCGGCCAGTCCATGCTCCTGACCTTCACCAAGATCGGGAAAAACGTCTTCCCCCAGGCGACCGAGACGATCCTGAACATGTCGACGGCCTTGGGGTCTGATCTCAAGTCCTCGGCCATCCAGCTGGGCAAAGCCCTGAACGAACCGGTGGAAGGGATTTCCGCCCTGTCCCGGGTCGGTGTCCAGATGACCAAGGAGCAGGAGGCGCTGATCAAGGCCTTCGTGCGCGTGGGCGATGTCGAAAGCGCCCAGAAGATTATCCTGCGCGAGCTCGAGGTCCAGATGGGAGGCCTTGCGCGCGCCACGGCCAAGACCGGCCTGGGTCCCTTGAAGCAATTCCAGAACGTCCTCGGGGACATCCAGGAAGACCTGGGCAACGCCCTGTTGCCCGTGCTCACCGAATCCGCCAAGAAGGTCCAGGCCTTCATCACCTCCGCCAAGGAAAGCGGCAAGCTGGAGTCCATGTTCAAGACCTTCGCCAATGCGGTCCAGTTCACCGTAGAGAACGTGGACAAGCTGGCCCTGGTCGGGTCCGGCCTCCTCGCCGTGTTCGCCGTTCAGAAGCTGGTCGCCGTCGCCGTGGCCATCAAGGGGATCGCCGTCGCGATCCAGCTGGCGACCATGGCCAACCCCCTCCTTTTCGCCATGGGCCTCACGGTCACGGCCGCGGGCGTGGCCTTCATCGCCGCCCGGGACTCCGCCAAGGAGTTCAACGAGGAAGCGCAGAACATCAAGGAAGCCGAAAAGCAGCTGGCGAAATATGAGTCGGTGGCCCAAAAGGTCGCCGCCCTCCACCAGAAGATGACGGCCAGCAACCCGTTCGGCGATGACAAGTTCGCGCCCAAGGGAGCCAAGCGCCTGCCGGATGCCCCGCCCCCGAAGAAGCCCGGCGCCGATCCATTGACCGATGCCCAGCTGAAGGCCGCGGCGCAGCGCAAGGCGGACGCCAAGGAACTCCAATCCCTGGAAAACGATCTCAAGTACCGGAAGGCGCTGAAGCTGGAAGCAGAGAGCGCCCTGCAAGAGCAGCTGAAGCGCCGGAACGCGGTCGGCGATGCCGAATACCTGGCCGGAAAGGCCGTGTTCGAAGCCCAGATCCAGCAGATGGGCATGTCCAGCCTGGACGCCCAGCTGGCCACGAACTCCACCCATTACGACAACCTCCGGAAGGAAGCGGCCGAATGGCTCCTGGATGAGAAGGCCCTGGCCGATGCCCGTGTCCAGATCGCCGCGGCCGAGTCCGAATCTAAGAAACAGATCTACCTGCAGCTGGCCCAGGCGCAGCTGGCCACGACCACCGACAACCTGAACCAGATGGCCAGCCGGTGGAAGACCTTCGGCACGGCCTACAAGGTCGCAGCCCATTCCAAGAACGTGGTCGACACCTACGCCAGCGCGACGGCTTCCTATGCCTCCCTGGCTGGCATCCCTTACGTCGGACCCTTCCTGGGTGCAGCGGCAGCGGCGGCGGCGGTCGGCGCCGGTCTCGCGCGCGGGGCGGTCATCAACGCCCAGAAGTTCGCCCAGGGCGGTATCGTCGGCGGGAATTCCACCTCCGGGGACAAGGTGCCGGCCATGGTGAATTCCCGGGAGATGATCCTGACCCAGCGCCAGCAGGCCAACCTATTCGCCCAGGCCAACGGCCGCGGGCAGGGCGGCGGCGGGGTGACCATCACGGGCGGGATCACCATCAACATGCCCCCAGGATCCACCTCCGAGGACGCGCGCCGGTTCGGCGAGGCAGCGGCCGAGGGCATCTATTCCAAGATGCGGAAGCACGACAATACAACCCGGGATGCGGTCTACTTCGGGGTGGCCCAGTGATCCGCATCGTGGCCTACCTGGTTGCCCATGTCGTGGTCTGGTCCCTGCTCCTCCTGGCGGCCTGCTCCAACCCGCGCCCTCCCTTGGCCTATACCGACGATCCCCCCGCCGAGCCGGACACCGCCCTGGCCCTCCAGAAGCGCCTGCAGCGGTCCATTGATTCCCTGGAACAGACCCCGCGCGGGTGCAGCCGGGATTCCCTGGGAAACCTCTCCTGCCCGGACATTCGGCCGAGGCTCCCATGATCTGGGATGGGGAAACCGTCTTTACGACCTGGGGCTATCAGCCCATGACCCAATGGGCGGTGGAATACAAGCCCCTGGCCAACGGCTACCATGCCGCCAGAGACCGCGGCGCGGCCCAGGACGCCTATATGGGTGCCGTGGTGTTCAAGGGCCCTCAGGACGAACTGGAGACCCTGGAAGCGGTCCTCGACGGGAACCGGGAAACCTTCGCCATCACCTGCGGGGCGGGCGAGGAGATTTTCGGGGCGGATGTCGACTATTCCGGCCCCCTGACCGTGACCGTGGACGATTACGGGAACTGCGAAAGGGTCTCCTTTGCCCAGTTCGGCATGCCCCTGCGCCTCCGCCTATTGGCCCCTACCTTCTTGGGAACCGCCAGCCTTTCCGCTCTCAGGCTGTCATCCTGGAGGTACGGGGCCTCTTCCTCCTTCGACATCACCCGGAAGTACAGCTATTCCGGGGCCGTGTCCCACCTGGATCACCGGACCGATGCCGGGGTATTCATTGGAGAATTCACCCAGACCACGGCCGAGATGAAGGCCATCCGGCGCGCGCTCCTCTCGACCGTGCGCGGGACCTCGATCCAGTTCCCCAACTTCGGCGGGATCGAATATCCCTTCGGGACGCGCATGTCCGATCGCCGCTTTCAGAAATGCCACGTTCTGGAATGGGAGGACCTGGGCCGCGAAAACTTCACCGACTGGCGCCTACGGATCGCGTTCTCCCAGGCCACGCCCTATTTCTCCGCCGAGACCGGCGGAGCCGACACCCACGCCGACCACCTCTCTGCCGGCACATCTGGAACCCCCGCTATTCACGGGACTCCTGGAGGATAAATGGAAGTCCCTTTTTCATACGGCCATCGGCAGCGCGCAGACGTGGACACCCTTCTCCTGGCCTTGATGCCTGGGGAGATCGGGTACGGGCTTGCGGAAAAAGAATGGTGGGGGTGCGACTACGCCGGAAATTATTTCCGCATCGACCTCTTCATCGATCCCCGCAGGTATGGCGCCCGGTTCGACGATTCAACGAACGATTACCAAGCCCTTCAGGACTCCCTGGACGCCTGCGCGGATGCCAATGGCGGGGTGGTTCTCCTACCTGTTGGCGCCGCGAAATGCATCAGCACCCTTGATATGCCCCAAAGAAACATCATCCTGAAGGGGCATGGCGCGGACGTTTCCACGATCCGCCATGTGCCGACCGGATGGAGCGACTTGATGACCATCAACACGGGTGGCGAGGGATTCATCGTTTGCGAGGATTTCCAGGTTCGTGGCAAGGGCTACCAGACTGGCGATACCCGTTACTTGATCTCCGCGGCGAACCTGAATGAAAACTGTATCTTCCGCAACCTTCAATTCCGCAATTCGATGGGCCTGCTCAAGATCACAGCGGGTTATCTCTCCACCCTGAAAAACCTCCGCTTCAATGCTTCGACCCCTCGCGCCTCGGGCGCGGGCGTCTCCAATACCGATTGGCTGGATGTATGGGATGAAGGCCATGCCCCCGTCGATCTGAAGTCGATGAATGGGTGCGAAATTGGGCCGCTGCACTTTTATCGTGTGGGATCGGAAGTAACAAATGGCGTTACTCCATCATCTCCCTTGCTTATTCAGGCATCCCAAGCCACCGAGATCGGCCCGACCCAATTCGAGGGCATGGCGACCTATACGGATGGGCTTACCTATACCGTCCGCCAAAAGAGCCTCATCAAGGCGGAAGGCGCCGCCGCCTTGACGCTAAATACCGTGTACATGGAGGGTTGCTTCTGCACCGAGCACCTGATCCATGCTTCAAAGGCAAGCCAGGTGAAGGTCGACGGCATCACCGCCTATAACATGGACTGCACCTCCGATCTGTTCCGGCATGAAGGTGTCTGGGACATGAAGATCGAGAACGGGATGCTGTACAAAATCCGTTCCCCCACCCTCTACAAGGTGAACCAGTCAGGGTATTCCACCCAGGGAAAGGTCCGTTTCGAGAATGTAATGGTTTCGGGAGGGGATATCTTCTCCGACACTGCGGTTTCCGCCGACATCGAGAACGTGAACGACACCTACGGCACCTCCCACCTCTTAGGAGTGGCGAACGAGGACGATCAAACCCTTTCCCCGCAGAACCGAATTTTTCCAAGGGTCTTGAATGGACTTACAGTTACCAATTCCAGCAATCCCACTTATACTGGGGTCGGCGTGGCGACCGGCCATTATATCCAGGTGACCTCGGGAATTTTCCAGAACCAGCGCGGCGAATGCATCACGGTCAAAAGGCCGACCGGAAATCCGAACGTCTCCAACCTCGCGGTTTTCCGCCTGCGCCCGACTACGGCCTCCAAGTATTACAGGGTCTACGTCGGCGAGGCTGGGAACCTCTACCTCGTTCAGAGCAATTCCGCCTTCACGGACATGAGCGGGGATTGGCTGGCCTCCTTCCAGACGGACGGAAGTACCGCCATCACCACCCTTGCGGCGAACGCTCGGTTGTCCTATTCCTCAACCTACCTCTCCCGGCAGCACCGCCTGAAGGCTGCCGATATCGTAAGTGCAGCCACCATCACGATGGGCGTAGGCAATAGCGCCGTGGTTACGGGCGCCACGACCATCGACCTCATCACCTCAACGGATTTCGAAGAGGGGGATTTCATCTCCCTCCGCTTCCAGTCGGCCTTGACTGTTCGGCATAACCAGGCGGCCTCGGCGCCGGCCTATCCGATCTGGACCAAGTCCCGGGCGAACCTTTCGATCGCCGCGGATGATGCCCTGCTGCTGATGTTCCAGGGCAATCTCTGGTACGAGATGTAAATGGATATCGAATACGGCGTCCAAATCAACACCGAGCAAGGGTTCACCGATCCGGCGATGGGGGCGATTTCTGGAGTCATCAAATGGCAGACCGGGAGCTCCGGCATGTCCTGGGGGAAGGAGGGGATTGTTTCCAAGGATTCCTTTTCCCCCGTATCCCAGGAAATCGAGATTTCGGCGGGCGGATCCTATGCCACCATGTCCGGCTTCAGCCTGAAAATCGACAATACCGGCGACCTGGCCGACCGGATCCGGGACCTGGGCCTGAACCTGATTCAGAAAGAAATCATCTTCTACACCTTCCGGGACGGCGTGGCCACCCAGGACTGGACCGGGAAGATCGGGGACTGGTCCTATGACGAAACCGAAATCCAGATCCAGTGTATGGATGGGTTCCGGGGGATTCACCGGACCACGACCGGCGATAAGGTGGATGATGTTCGGTTCCCAACGGCCAGCAAGGCCTCGAAGGGAAAACCGATCCCCATTGCCCTGGGATACGTCACCAAGGCCCCCCTCCTGGCCGTATCCTCGGAACCCGAGGACGTGACCCTCTGCATCATCAACGCCATTAATTGGACCGTCGCCGGCGCCACGGTCTGGACGCCCGCGACCCTGTCTCTCAGCCTGTACACCAAGGGCAAAAGCTTCGTCGCCGACTCGCCTTTCCTGGTCGGTGCCTTTCTGAATGTGGTGGCCGGCGGGGTCGAGCAATCCAGGCGGATCCGGTCGAATGTAGCCACGGATGGCGGAACTGAGATTACCGTGGTGGTCCTTGAAGAGATCCTGGACGTAACGACGGCCTTCGTCGCCTGGAATATTGCCAGCTCCTCGGATTCGGTCTGGTACTTCAAGGTTTCCCGAAATTCCGTGACCCTGCTCGCATCCTCCCTGCCGATCAAGGAGTTTAAAGAGAACAGCCAAGGGGATTCGAACATACAGACCTACGACTCGGGCGCGGAGGCCTTCGAGGATGTTTCCCGGGTGGGCCTGGAATCCGACGTCGAGGATATCGAATCGACTGGCTTCCCCGGCTTCCACGTTGCCGCGAAAAGCATCGAATCCGGCGGAGCCATCAATACCTACACCCGGATCGTTCCCTCCCGGGTATCGGTGCAGGCGCAAACCAATGTCACGAACACCGGCCCGGGACTTGCTGTAGACTACCCCGATCTGCGAGACCAGGACCAGTCGACCGATTACGTTTTCTCGGGAAGTTCGGGCAGCAGTAGCGGCAATTTCATTCTGAACGTCGACCTGCCCGCCGGGGTGGACTTGACCAGCTTCGATGATGTCTTCATTCTCCTGGACTTCACCCATAACGTGAACCTCCTTGCGGAATCGATTTTGATCGAGGCGACCCTGCATACCTTCGATTTGTATGGCCGGGCCCCGACCTCCCTGTCCGCCAAAACCCTTTACAATGCAACCCTCGGAACGTCCCCGGTTCCCTTCTACTCCCTGCCAGCGGCTTATTATGGGTCGGGGACGGACAGTGAAGAGTTCTTCAAATCCAAAGCTCTCCTCTCGATCTCTTCGATCTTGGGGAACATCAATGCCAATATCTCCTACCCGAAAATCTCCCTGCAGCTTGGATACGCAAAGACCGCCGGCAATACCTACGTCATGACCCTGAAAGAGGTTGGATTCGTCGGGAAGAATGCCGTGAATTTCGGATCGGAGCCAGTCTATTCGGACCTGATGGGCGAGGTGTACCAGAGCACCTGGGGCAGCCGCAGGACGGCAGGGGATGCGATAACAAACCCTGCGGACGCCATCGAGCACCTGATACGCGAATACGACGGCCACCCGGAAGCCATCGATACCAGCTCGTTCAATGCCCTAGGCGACCCCACGACGGGAGCGAAGCGCGCCTGGAGCATTGGCCGCCAGATTTCCGAGGAAGCGAACACCTTCGACCTCTGCCGAGACCTGGCCCGGTTCGGGTTCTTCGGAATCATCCCCAGGAACGACGGCACACGCGCGGTCAAGGAATGGATGGGGGTCAACCCGGGCGCCACCCACGACATGAGCGTGATCAATACGGGAACCATCGGGGCGCATGCGCCGACCAGCCTGGCCAATCTATACAACGATATCGAAATCCGCTATGCATGGAATTCCGGCTCCCAGAAATACGACAAGTTTTTCAAGGTGACCCGGATCGATGAGGATGAATTCCCGGCCCAGGCCACCCTGGACGGCTCCGGGAATCCTGAGTGGAAATCATTCGCCATCGGCTTCACGGATGCCCAGTACGCAACGGCCGCCGGTGCCTGGGCAAAGCTGCACCTATCCTGGGAGAAATATGGCCTCATCCAGAAGCTGCCGGATGAGCTGGCGAATTGCAAATGGTTCCCGGATGTGGAAACGGAATGGGGCCTGACCGCGGCGAACAACGCCGCCCTGCTCTACCTCCTCGAGGGCGTGGAATGGTGGCCTTTCCGCAAAGAAGTGGTTCCGTACCAGCTGCCGAACACGGCGGATAATGCCGCCCTGGAACTGCTGGACGCGGTCATTTTCAACGATGGCCTGGAGTCCACGGATCTGGACCCCGAGGCCGGCGCGGAAGTCGGCTGGATTGTCCGCAAGGCGATCGTACCCGGCCTTGAAAAGGATTACATCGAGATTTCCCTGATGCTGGAGCCGGACACCGAATAGCCTGGATTATTACCTTTTGCCCATGGCAGAATGGTCAATTTTAGGCGGGGGTGTGTCGGGTTGCATTGCCGCCATGGAATTGGCGAAGCGAGGTCACCAGGTTACTCTTTTTGAAAAAGAACCCCAACTCGGTGGATTTTTCAAAAACGTCACACTTGACGGCTTGGTCTTCGATATCGGGACCATTCTCCTTTATTCGAACAACCCTTTGTTTTCGACCTTCGATGGGCTCCTGGAGAGGATGATCCCAGCCAGTTCGATCGCGCAGGCGATCCGGAAGCCTCGAAGCTTCGACCGATATCCGATGAGCCTTGCAGGGTATGTTCGGGATTTCGGAGTCCTGAATACAGCTGTGGCCGTTGCCGATGTCGCCCTTTCAAAGGTTCGGCATAAAAGCAAGGCTGATCTTGATTCCTATATTCGATATTATATCGGCCGACGATTCTATGAAAACGGGGGCCTTCGGAATTACATCGAGCGCCTGTATCAGCTTCCTGTAGATGAAATTGATATTGAATTCAGCCGGCAGCGCCTTTCCTACCTGGGGAAGATGGCCGGGATCCGCCACCAGATCAAGAAGCGCCTGAAGAAAAAGAAGGTCGCCCATAAATGTTTCGTCCGGCCCAAGGCTGGCTTTGGGGTGCTGTTTTCCATTATCCAAGGAAAGCTCGAGGCGGAGGGTGTTAAGGTAAATCTTGGCCAGGCCGTCCATCCGAATCAGATCCAGGGGAAGCGAATCCTTTCAACCCTACCGCTTAGGGCATCCTGTAATTGGCTTGGGGTGCCTTTCGAGGCTAAGGCTGATTCCATTCGGCTCCTAACCTTGTTCTATAAGCATACGGGCGGAATGGGGTTCAATGGTCCTGTTCTTTTCAACTACAGCCCAGCTGGCAGGTGGAAGCGGGTGACTGTATTCTCTCGATTCTATGGATTGGAAAACGGATCCGATTATTTCGCCGTCGAGTGTACCCTGAAGCCAACGGAGCAGGATGTCCTGTCTTTGCGAGATGATTTTGAAGCCCATGGGAAATCCCTTGGATTGATCCAGGGTGCCCTACATTTCCTGGGACATCACATCACTGAGGGCGCCTATCCCGTTTACCGGAAAAACGAGATTGAGAAAATCCGCCAGTCCCAGACTCTCATCGAGGGTCTAGGGGTTACGCTGATTGGCAGGCAGGCTTCCCATGATTTTGCAAGCTCTGATGATGTGGGAAGGCGAGCGGTAGAATGGGCGCGAAACCAATGAGCATTCCGTAAGGACAATTCCAGCCCCTGCATTCATTGTAAATTTTTCCCCATGCCCCCAAGAGATCAGGATAGGGATGACGAGATCGAGAGCCGGATCGACGCCGCCGAGCGGAATCTAGACTATTGGGAGCGGCGGGCCACGGTGGAAACCCTCACGGATGCGCAGAAGCGAACCATGGAAGGGGAGCGGGCCAGCATCGAGACATTCAAGCGGGTCCTTCGCTGGCGCCGGCTGGGGGCTGCGGGGCCGTTTCGATAGCAGGGCCCAGACTTCCTCGGGGGACATGATAATGGTATCCATGCCCACAAGGTAAGGATATGGGTGGGCTTCGCCCGTGAATGCGGTCACCTTTGGAATATGCGCAATTCCCGGGGAGATTTTATGGGCTGACGCCCTAGAAGATCAAAAACCGGCCCGCCACGCTTTGACATCTTCGGCCTAATTAGATTCCTCGCCGCCACTACCTGACAACTTCCAAACTTCAAAAAGCCAACCAGATCTTCCGGGTCAATTACGGGTGCAGACCCGGAAAACTCCGCCGGCGGAAGTGCGAATTTGTTGAGGCTCAACATCCCGAGTAGGTAAACCTCACCCCCAACTACCGCGACGATTGCGGGCGGCTTGTTTGCAAATTTGTTCATTGGGCTAACGTCGCTGAATTGGCTTCCAAAATCCCCGAACGTGTTGAATATGCTTGTGGCGCTGAATTTGGACCCATAATTGCCATAGGGGTTCATGATGGATGCGGTGTCGTATTGGTTGAATGAGACCATTCCAAGAAAGGAATAATCCTTGTCTTGGCCAACAATCATCGCCCCCACGAGATTGCAGTATTGACCGGAAGCCCCGGCGACCGAGAAAAGAACCACCAGGATAATCCGAAGCATCTTTAGCCCTTCTTCCGCGAAGGCCGCGGCTTGACCTTGTGTTTTGAGTAATAGAACTGGATCACCTCTTCAAAAGTCTCCGACTGATTCAAATCCAATTTGTGGCAAATGTCCAGGAATTGATCCTTGGCCGTGGGGCGAACCTTTTCCAGGTAAATGGTTTTCATTTTCGGGTCTTTGTACTCTGGCCTGGGCATGATGGAAGAGGAAATTTTATCCATCGCCTTGGCGTCCCTTTTGTTCCCCTGTATTCCCCTGGTTTCCCTAGGGAAACGGGAGAAGCATAGATCGGGGTTCGGTGTCAAGCGCATAATATCACCACCGGGCGTGGTGCCGTACCGATTGGTACGGGGACAAACCCTGATATATGCGCGCATTTGGCCAGAAAATCATAAAGTTTCGACCGGTGTTTCCTTGCGCGCCTTGTAGATTCTGGAGGTAACCTTGAGTTTCTCCATGGCAGCTTATGTCCCTGGAGGACAAGTAGCTTTTCTCCTGTGCCCGCTGCGACAGGTCGAAAGGCCCAGCGGAGAATGGAGAGATGGTGAAGAATCGTAAGGTATCGCGCAAGCTACGCAAGGTCATTAAGAAGACCGCTTCTCTAGTTGATCAATTCTACGGGCCAGATCCTCAAGGCGCTGTAAAAGCTCCTCGGTCCCCTTCTTCCAGTACCCGCGCCACTCGGCGAACTCCTCGCGGGTAAGCGCCGGGCCGGCAGCAGCCGGAGCCTCCCAGGCCTTTCCCTTCTTCTTCGAATAAAGCGCTCGCGCCCTCTCCAAGGCTTCTTTGGCGGCGGGGCTGGTCGGGGATGTCTCCCACCGCTGATAGGTGCTCTGCGCCTTTGCGCCCAAGAGCTTCCCCATATCCACCTGGGACAAATTCAGCGCCGTCCGGATTTCTTCTAATTCAGTCAATTTCGACACCCATGGAATGAAGCGGAACAATACGTTCCGATAATAACCCGTTTTATATCGGATCGAATCGGGTATTTACCCGATAATCGAACTAACTTACTGAATAACTAATCCAGTCATTCAAAGGATAACAATATGGTCACCTTAACCGAGAAACTCGCCATTACGCAACGGCGCTGCTTCAAGGAAGATGCCCCCCGGATTCAGAAACTTGGAAAGGTTCTGGAAGCTCGGGAGGCCTCCGGTCGGTTCAACTCCGAACACGTCATCCGCCGCGCCCTTAACGCCCTCTCTCGCGAGCTGGGCATGTCGGAAACGGCACGAGCATAAATGGATAACATCATGACGGAAAAAGAAATAGCGGCAATTCCGGGCAGTGTAACCGCTCCCCGCCCCTCCCTCCAGCCCGCCGCCCTTTTGGCCGAATGGGGCAGCTTCAAGGGGTTTTGGGAGAGGCGCAAGTGGGCTCTCAGCCTCTCGCACGAGGACCGCAGCACCCTAGCCAATGCACTGGGAGCCCGCACCATGGAAGAAGCAAAGGCTTGGCCCATCAGGGCGTAAACGAAAAGCGCCTCCAGCCTGACCGCTGGAAGCGCCTCACACACGAACCTTGAAAGGAAGGTATCGCATGGATACGAATCAAGATAAGAATCTCTCGGGGGCTTCGCCCTCAATTTCGGAAAAGCCGCTCTTTCCTATCCCGGCAGGGTGGCGCGTTCTCCAGCTCGGGGAAGAAATCCTGAAAGGAGGCTCCACCCTCTACAAGCACGCAGCGGCATGGGGAGAGAATCCCGCTTGGTGTGTCGGTGAGATTGTCCACCTCAATGATATGTGCTTCTACTTCCGCCGTATTGAAGCGGTGGAGGCGAAGCCGGAACCGTCCAGTCCTAAATCCCTGGAGGGGCCAGCCCTCACCCCTGACGCCCTGGTCGACGCCTTCCTGGATGCCACGGTAGCCCATGAGCGCGCCAGGATTGCGAGCGAAGAAGAGGCTGAACTTTTGGCCCTGTTCTACGTCGCAAGGGAAGCTTTGGTTGCCCGCCTCTCCCGTATGGGGGAAATGGCCCGGTTACTGGCCCAGGCTCAAAGGCTTCTGCCCGCCTGCACCTGCCAAGATGACGGCCACGGCAATAACCGCCTTTGCGAGTCCTGCCATGTCGATGACGAGATTCGCCGCGCCCTCCCC